GCTTGTATATTTTTATAAACATTTGCCATTACGATAAAAAGAAATTAAATCTTTGTTGCTCCTCTTTTTCTGTTTCTAAAAATGTTGAATTAAGTTGTTCTACAACAGTAGTTAAAGCTCTGTTAATTTGTTTTTGGTTAGAGATATCATACTCTTGTTTTGGTTCAGGTAATCGTACTACTATCTTTGCCATTATCTTCTACCATCCGGTTGTAGGTCTAGTGTAATTGTACCAAATCTCCATGATTGACTAGCACCATCATTTTCTATTTTAATATTTGCGTATCGTCCTCTAGTTCTTGTATCTAGTTTATTCGTGGATGATGAAACTGTAAACGGACTTAATGTGGTTGCACTGTCTGATTGTTGTGGAAATCTTTTTACAGACATAGTAATTTTAGAATCACCTTGTAAATTTTTAAAGTCTGGTAATATTCTTCTCATAAATAAAAAGAATTGACCTGCTGTGCCTTGTATATCCAAATCAAAATCAAATGATTTTATGTTTGACGCAACAGTTGTAGTTGTTCCATCAGGATTAATTTGATCTGTTCCTATTTCATGTTCAAACAAAGTGGTTTGTCCTAATCCAGATAAACCAACTATTGTAGGAAAAGTGCCATCTGCAGTAGAATCAAATTTAGTTCCAAAAGGTTTTGGATATATTGTTCCGTCTATCCAACTTGTTCTAGCTTCAGATCCAATATACCAAATAGGAAGTTGAGGCGCGCTTTCACCATAATTATAAACAACGTATTGATTATTGTAAGTTGACGAAGTAGTAGGATAATACCAAGTTACTTCACCAAATAAATTATTTAGTCCAGCGTTTACTTGTTGACCTTTTGTAATATCTAATTGATCAAACACATAGTCTTCAACAGAACATGTTAACGTTTTAACTGTACCATCATACAAAAAGAAACCATTAGGACTCATCCAATATGCAACACCATCTACTTCAACCGCAGCATTCTTACCTATAAGTCCACAGTTTGTACCTACTTGTTCAAAACCAAATGTAAAAGGTGCCCCTATAAATTTCATAGTGTACAAAGCGTTATCAGTCCAAATCAAGATAGTTTCTTTGGCTTTTAAAGATCCAATAATTCTACTACCATCTTGCAGTCTTTGTGTCCCAGCTGCATTCGTTACAGATGGTGCGTAAGTATTTATATCTTCTTGATCAGAAAATCTTATAAACATGTCGTCCTGTGTTGTAGGATCTCCTATCGTTGTTTCTGTTCCAAGATGAATTAAGTGTCTTGTTGTTGGAGATATTAGGCTAGCTCTTGTTGCAGTAGGATTATTACCTGTTGCAAAACCAGAAGTGGTTGTTGCAGCTCTTGTTGTCAAAGGCAATGTGCCTCCTGCATCCCAAGTAAACGTTTTACCATTAGCAATCGTTGCTACTAATACTTGTCCAAAATTATCTAGTGACCAAAGTCCTGGTTCTAGTTGCACAGTTGATGCAACTGTTGCTTCACCCCAATCAGAAAAATTTGTAGCATCCGTTACAGCTGTTCCGT